GAGCCGCTAAAGATTGGCAAAAAGGATCGGGTGGAAGAGGCTGCGGCGACGGCTGGCGGGGCGAGCACCGAGTGGTCCGACGACCTTGAGGTCAATCAGGTCAACTGATGCGGGGTGCAGTGATGGCCAGCGCAAGATCGCAAACCGTGTGGAAGGGCGACCGTCTGTACCTCGGCACGCGGCTGAGCGGCTACGAGATTGTGCAGGACAAACGCTACCCCACGATGTGGCGTGTGAGTCAGCCGGATGGTTCGCTTTCCGACATGGTGAACCGAACCAGGGCCAAGGACGCGGCGCTAGACATGCTCGACCGGGATTTGAAGGCTGCTCTCAGCCATTCCCGCTACGCCGTGGTGCGTTAAAATTAAAAGTTGATGATCCACCTAATCCCGATCCCAGACGACGCGCCAGCGGTCCTCCCTGAATCCCGGCCTATCGGCGCCGAGGACTGGGACACGAGCTGCCTGGACTGGGAACAGCGCATCCTGGACGGCCGCAGCCTGGTGCCGGAACTGCCGCTGTACGAGGGCGAGGCGGCCAAGGCGCTGCGCTGCTTCAAGCGGCTGCGGTTGCCGGACGTGATTGGGACGCCGCGGCTGGGGGACGTCTGCGGCGCGTGGTTCTACCCGATCGTGGCGGGGCTGTTCGGCAGCTACGATAGGGCCAACAATATCAGACACATCAGCGAGGTTTTTCAACTAATCCCCAAGGGCAACAGCAAAAGCACGAACGGCGGCGCTGTGATGCTGACCGCACTGATCATCAACCCGAGGCCGTCCGCAGAGTTTTTATTCGTCGCCCCCACGATCGAGATTGCGAGCATCGCGTACCGGCAAGCGAAGGGCACCATCCGGCTCGATCCCGAGCTCAGCAAGATCCTGCATGTGCAGGATCACATCCGAAAGATCACGCACCGGCAGACGGGCGCGAGCTTGCAGATCAAGGCAGCTGATACGGATGTGATCACTGGCAGTCTCGCGCTTGGAACCATGATCGATGAGACCCACGTTTTTGCGAAACGGGCAAACGCGGCAGAAGTGTTCATCGAGCTCCGCGGCGCGCTGACCAAGCGGCCGGACGGGTTTTTGTTTCAGACCACCACGCAATCGAAACAGCCGCCGTCGGGTGTGTTCGCCTCGGAATTGGCGATGGCGCGCGCGGTGCGGGACGGCAAGACCCGGATGCCGCTGCTGCCGGTGCTGTACGAGCTGCCGGATCGGCTGGCGCGCGACGGCGGCTGGAAGGAGCGTAAATACTGGCCGCTGGTCAACCCCAACCTCGGGCGCTCGACCAACGAGAACTTCCTGGCGCGCGAGATCGTGCGGGCCGAGGCCGACGGGCCGGCGGCGGTGGCCTTGATCGCGAGCCAGCACTTCAACGTGCAGATTGGAATGTCTCTAAGGGCCGACGGCTGGGCCGGCGCCAACCACTGGAGCCGCGGCACCGAGGAGGGGCTGACCCTCGATGCGGTGCTCGAGCGTTCGGAAGCGGTGGTGGTCGGCATCGACGGTGGCGGGCTCGACGATCTGCTCGGCATTGCGGTGATCGGGCGCGAGAAGGACACCAAGACGCATCTGGCCTGGACGCATGCGCTGGTCTCGCCGGAAGGGCTCGAGCGGCGCAAAGCTAATACTGGGTTTTATGATAGGTTTCAGGCCGACGGCGACTTAACCGTGGTCGAGGAATTACCGGATGACATTTCGTTTGTCACGGACATCGTGGAAAAAATTAAAGGCACGAAAAAACTTGCCGGTGTCGGCGTGGACGCGCTCGGGATCGGCGGCATTGTCGATGCCCTCGCCAAAATCGGGGTCACGCAAGAGGCCAAGCTTCTCGTCGGCATCCGGCAAGGCATCTCGTTGATGGGCGCCATCAAGACGGTCGAACGCAAGCTCGTCGATGGCAGTTTCAAGCACGGCGGCCAGGCGCTGATGACGTGGTGTGCGGGAAATGCGCGCATCGTGCCGACGCCGACCGGGATGCGCATCGCGCGGGATGACTCAGGGTATGGCAAGATTGATCCATTAATGGCCTGCTTTAACGCAGCGGCTTTGCTCGCACTCAACCCGACGCCGCAGAAGCGGCCGGAGTGCCGTTTGTTTTTCGCATGAGGGACAACAGGAAACGTCCACTTAAGGAACCGTACCGGCTTCACGATGGAGCTCGATTGGTAGGATGGGTATCAAGAGATAATAATAACCCGCGCATGTTTCGGGTTATTTTGCCAGATGGTCAATTGTCGGAAAAATTACAATTAAAGCAGGCCAAAGACATGGCAGAAACAATCGCGGGTAAGTCACGAAGTAAATTTACCTGGCATCACTAACTGAGGCCACCACCATGCTTAACCGGGCATATAGCCTCCTTTCAATTAAGGGGGTGGACGAGGACGCGCGCATCATCACCGGCATGGCGTCAACGCCGACGCCGGATCGGCTCGAGGATGTGGTCGAGCCGGATGGCGCGCAGTTCAAGCTGCCGTTGCCGCTGCTGTGGCAACACGACTCAGGCAATCCGATCGGCCATGTCACGCATGTCAAGATCACCAAGGCCGGCATCGATATCATCGCCAAGATCGCCAAGGGCGTGACCGCCGAGATCGATCGCGCCTGGTCGCTGATCAAGGCTGGCCTCGTCCCCGGCCTATCGATCGGGTTCAAGCCGATCGAGACCTCGTTCATCGAGAAGACCAATGGCATCCGCTTCATCAAATGGGATTTCCTGGAGCTTTCGGCCGTGACGATTCCGGCCAACTCTGAATGCACCATCGCCACCGTGAAATCGATCGACACTGCGCAGCGGGCCGCGTCCGGCCAAGCAAAGCCGCGTCGTGTCGTTCAGCTCAACCCACCCGGCGCCTCGGGACATCCTCAACGGAAGTCCGCCCAGGAGGGCGATATGAAAACCATTGCTGAACAGATCACGGCGCTTGAAGCCAAACGTTCCGCCAGCGCATCGCGCATGGAAGCGGTGATGCAGAAGAGTCTCGACGAGGACCGCACCTCGGATGCGGGCGAGCAGGACGAATTTGACAATCTCAGTTCTGAGGTCGAGGCGCTCGACAAAGACCTTGTCCGGCTGCGCAAGATCGAGCAGGCCAAGGCGTTCGCGGCCAAGCCGGTGATCAAGGCCGAGAAGGCCGACGATGGCGCCGCGATGCGTGGCGGCAGCATCGTCGTGCGGACGCCACCGAAGCTGGGACCGGGCATCGGCTTTGTGCAGAGGATTCGTGCCGAGTTCCTGTCGCATCGGCAGTATCGCCCCGCCAGTGATATTGCTGCGGAACTGTATGGCCCAGACAGTCCGGTGACGATGGAGCTCATGACCAAGGCCAACGTGCTGGCGGGCTCGACAATCAGCGGCAATTGGGCGGCGAATCTCGTCAGCCCCGAGGGCGCCACGGCACAAGACTTCATCGAGTGGCTGCGCCCGCAAACGATCCTCGGTCGCTTCGGGACCGGTGGCGTTCCGTCGATGCGCTCGGTCATGTTCAACGTGCCGATGGTGCAGCAAACCGCGGGGGGTGCCGGCTACTGGGTCGGCGAGGGCAAGGCAAAACCGTTGACCTCGTTTAACTTCGCGCGCCTGACGCTGCCTCCGCTCAAGGTCGCAAATATCTGTGTGCTGACAATGGAATCGATTCGATTCTCGTCACCCAAGTCCGACACGATTGTTCGCGATCAGTTGGCCGCCGCGCTGAAGGAACGATTGGACCTCGACTTCATCACGCCGTCGAAGACGGCGGTGGCTGGAGTCTCGCCGGCCTCGATCACCAACGGTGCTCCCAGCATTGTGTCGTCGGGTGATGACGCCGACGCGGTTCGACTCGATATCCGATCCCTCATCGCAAAATACATGGCGGCCAACAATCCGCCGACCAGCGGTGTCTTCATCATGGGATCGACTGTTGCGGCGGCCTTGACCTCGATGACGAATCCGCTCGGGCAACCGGAATTCGCCGGCATGTCCATGACCGGCGGCGTGCTGTTCGGCTTCCCGGTGATCGCCAGCGATTACGCGCCGGCGGGCGTTGTCGTGCTGGTCAATGCTTCGGACATCTATCTGGCGGACGATGGTGATATCACGATCGATTCCAGCAACGAGGCATCGCTCGAAATGTCCGATGCGCCGACAGGCTCATCGATCACACCGACCGCAACGCAGCTCGTCTCGATGTACCAAACAAACTCGGTCGCGATTCGTGCTGAAAGGGTAATCAACTGGTTGCGCCGACGCACGCAGTCGGTCGCGTATCTGACCAGCGCTGACTGGGGCGGACCCGTCCACACCGCCTAACAGCTCGCTGCCTGGGGGTGGGTGGCCTCCTCGCCCACCCCATTTTTTCGAATGGATAGCCGATGAAAATGCGCACCTTGACGGCGATCAAGCCGCACAAGTACGGCACCCGGCATCTGGTCGCCGGCGAGGAATACGAGGTGCCGCCCAGGCACGCCATCGCGCTGGTCGCGGGCAAGAAAGCGAAGTTCGCGCCGGACAAACCACCGGTTCGCGCAGCACCACTCGTGACTGAATCTAACAATAGTATCGCCGGTCCTGCAACCACCGAGGCCGAAGCTGCGATCGGTGGCGACGAGGACCGCCCCGACATTGACAGCCTGCGCCTGCAGGCCACGCAGCTCGGCATCGATGTCGACGGGCGCTGGGGCATAGCGCGGCTGCAATATGAAATCGGGCGGGCAAAATCCTGATGCGCATCTTCGGCCTGCCTATTCCTTTTACCGGCGAACAGCGCAAGGCGCTCAACTCGCTACCGATGGATCGCGA